TACTCAAGTCCAAATACGCAGAGGGTACTTTACAGAGCGGAAAAGTTGGTGAGGGTGAGGAAATCCCTTACAGCAAATTCGTTGTAAAAGAAAAGGACTATGCGGAAATGACTATCGAGAAGTACGCAAAGGCTGTGTCTATCGAAGCAATCAAGGATCACGGTTACGAGAACGCTGTTCAGATGACCGATGATGAATTCCTTTTCCAGCTTCAGACTGATGTTACCGGCAGATTCTATGATTATCTGAAAACCGGTACACTTACTTCCACAGAAACAACATTCCAGATGGCCCTGGCAATGGCTAAAGGCCGTGTAGAGAACAAATTCAAGCAGATGCACAGAAATGTGACTGGCGTTGTTGGATTTGTGAATATTCTTGACGTATATGAATACCTCGGAGCAGCTGAGATCACTATTCAGAACCAGTTCGGATTCCAGTACATGAAAGATTTTATGGGCTTCAATACAATCTTCCTGTTATCCGACAGCGAAATCCCGAGAGGAACAGTTATCGCTACCCCTGTTGAGAATATCGTTCTGTACTATGTTGACCCGAACGAATCCGATTTCGCAAGAGCAGGACTCGTATACACTGTATCTGGCGAAACAAACCTGATCGGATTCCACACACAAGGTAATTATCACACAGCAGTATCCGAAGCATTCGCAATCATGGGACTTACTCTTTTTGCGGAGTACATTGACGCAATCGCAGTAATCACCATTGATGAGACACCAACACTTGGCACTCTGACAGTAAATTCCGTGGCTGGGACAGAGAGCGGTGATACAAAAATCACTGTAAATCCGGCTAAGGAAAATGCTGGCAATGTATATAAATACAAAGTTGCGACAGACGCAGTAACTGTTGGATATGGACAGAACCTCAGAAACTGGAGTACTTGGGATGGAAAAGCCGATATCACAGCAACAACCGGACAGAAGATCACAGTGGTTGAGTGTGATGGAACGTACAAGGCACTGAATGCCGGAAGTGCAAGCGTAACAGCAAAATCATAAACGTAGGAGGTAGCTGGCATGGCTTATGCAGATTATGATTTTTATACAACTTCATACTTCGGTTCGGTCGTGCCAGAAGCTGACTTTGATCGTCTGGCAGCCAGAGCCAGCGATTTTATTGATACATTGACATTTGATAATTTGGTGGACGGACTGCCAGCTGATAAGCGTTCACAGAAACGTATTAAAAAGGCGGTCTGTTCATTGGCTGAATTAATGTATCAGATTGAGCTTGCTGAAAAGAATGCTACCAATTCCGCCGTGAGTGGTACATCAACCGCAATCGGGTCCGGTGGTAGCACGACAGGCATTGTAACATCTGTATCTTCTGGCAGTGAATCCATCTCTTATGCCACGCCTCAGCAGATCGGGGCAAGCGCAAAGGAATGGAGCGCGGTATATGCCGCCGCTGGGGACGTACAGAAAACGAACGACTTACTTCTTAAGACAGCTTTGCCACTTCTGATGGGAGTAAGGACGGACGATGGGATACCGATTCTATATGCGGGGGTGTGAATATGAAATGCAGACAATGCGGGAAAGAACTTAAACCACATTGGAGTACAGATATTTGCCTTGAGTGCTCAAGAGAAAATATGAAAAAGATATTTAGAGAAAACCCCGAAGTGAAACAGGCATTCCGTGAAACTATTGAAGAACTTAAAAAGCCTGAAAGCATTGCGAAAATGGCTAAAAATACTGCCGGTTTTATGAGTGCTATTCAGGCATTAAGGAGTGATAAATAATGGACATTTCAACATTAGGCTCATGTATCGCAATCGTTATGATTTGCTACATCGTAGGAATGGGCTGCAAAGCATCAAAAAGAATCTCTGATGAATGGATTCCAGTAATCATGGCGGTTATTGGCGGGATTCTTGGAGCAGTCGGAATGGGAATTATCCCGGATTTCCCGGCAACAGATTATATCACGGCGGTTGCAGTCGGTATGTTCAACGGATTGTCAGCAACTGGCGTGAATCAGGTTATTAAGCAGACAGTACAGAAAGAATAATTAAGGAGAGGGTATCATGTACGAAAAAACTTTGACGATTTTCAATTATTATGAGAGTCCGACAACAGGAGATGCGTACTGGTATCCTCATGTTTTATCCGGCGTTGACCTTATTACGGATAAGGGGGCAATCCTTAAGAAGTACGGGCCAGACGCAACAGACAACGCACAGTTACACGTTCGATACACTGTCCAGAACGGCGACATAACCATTACTGATAAAGACGGCAAGATTCTTCCATGGATGCCAGTTAAAGAGTGGAAAAGGCAGATTAACAACGCTCTGGAAGACACTATCACATTCTCAGATGAATCGTTCTTCTGGGAGGGTGAGTGGACTGGTGGAACGATAACTGACAGTGATTACCGAAATGGATTCTATCAGTACATGAACGAGAACAGGGATAATGTGTTTAAGATTACCAGTGTAGGCGGTCCATATACACTGATTCCACACTTTGAAATTCTAGGTAAGTAATATGAGCAAGATTCATCATTTCAAAGGATTCTCCGTAGTTGATGGATATATGAAAATTAAACTGAATATGGATAGATTCTCCAGACAGTATCAAGAAGCTCAGTATCTCCTTGATGGAATGGTCATGGACAGCATGATAGAGTTTATGCCAATGATTTCGGGAGATTTTATTGACCGAACAAGAGTCAAAAGTACATCAATGCAAGGGACTGGATTTGTATGTGCGGCGGCGGAACCATATGGACGTTTCCTTTATTTTGGAAAAACCATGGTCGACCCCGCAACAGGTAGTACATGGGCAAGACACGATGCGGAAAAGGTTCTTGTGAGCCAGTATTCCGGTAAAACGAATGCAAAAGAGAATCTTCAATATACAAAATCACCGCATACTCAGGCGCAAGCTGAATGGTTTGATGCCGCAAAACGACAATACGGAAACACATGGATTCGCAAAGTAAAAGCACAGGCAGGAGGTGGCAGACATGGCAGATAAGCCTATCGGAAAAGATGCAACTGGATATGAGATTATGACAGATGCCATGAAAGCACTTCTGAACCAGTATCCGGGACTGTATGAAAATGAAACAATCAAATTTGAGGAACTCGGCAAAGAATCCGGAATTGCGTTCTCAGCGGACAACGGGGCCTTGATTTATTCGGAAAAAGAAGATGTTTGTGGAGTAATGCACCAAATTTGTCAGTACCCATTTTATGTAGTGTACCGAACAGCATCCGACAAGGAACGGCAGAAGTTATCTGTTCAGAAGTTCCTGGATAATCTCGGTAAATGGATATGCCGAGAACCAGTTATTATAAACGGCTCTGAGACGCGCTTAAATGCTTTTCCAGAGCTTTCACAGGGGCGAGTGATAAAACGTATCACCCGTGATAACTCCTATGGTTTAGAACCGCAGGAGAGTGGCGTACAGGACTGGTTATTGCCATTATCGGTACGCTACGAAAACACTTATGAAGCAATATAGCGAGTAACAACCGGCTATCAGTTGGAGATAGTCGCTAACCTACACAGCCTTTTAAAAGTTATAGGCAGAAAGGACATTTCTATGGCAGTTACAGGCAAGATTGACCGTAAATATATGGCTCATTACATTGACGCAGGTTCCCTCTGCGGAGGGCTGACGCCGAAATATGAGCGTCTTGGAAAGGATCTGGAAGAGTACAACATCGAACTCAACCCGGATACCGAAACATCTAAAAACATTCTTGGAGAATCCACATTCAAACACAATGGCTATGAAGTTTCTTCTGACGCTGATCCGTTCTATGCAGACACTACTTCTGATCTGTTCGGAGCATTACAGAAGATTGTAGACGGACGCCTCAAAGACGATAGCCTCAAGACAAAAGCAGTTGAAGTTCATCTCTGGACAGAAGCCACATCAGGCAAGTATGAAGCATATCAGCAGGACTGCTACGTTGTGCCGACATCCTACGGTGGAGACACATCTGGCTATCAGATTCCATTTACTGTCAACTATGTTGGCGAACGTGTAAAAGGAAAATTTGATATCAGTTCCGGTACATTCACAGCTGACAGTGAATAAGCACATACACAAGGAGGATATGCTAAATGGCAAAAGTAATTAATACCAAAATTGATGATGGAATTTTTACATTCACGTTTACCAACAACGAAGACGAAGTTTTTTCTTCTTTCAAGCTTAACCCGACTGATATCAATGTAGCAGCACGTGCGGAGGAACTGGGAGAGTACTTTGACCAGCTTAAAAATTCTATTCAAAAAGTCACATCTGGTAAGGAAGTGGCAGAACTGAACAAACAGATCGAAGACAAAATCAACTATCTGCTCGGATATGAAGCATCAAAAGACCTGTTCAAAGAGCCGATCACGGCAACCACTGTATTCGGCAATGGTCAGGTATTCGCCTACATCGTACTTGACAAGATCGCAGAAGCAATCGCACCGGAAATCGAAAAGAGAAAAAAGAAAATGCAGACGGCAGTCAATAAGTACGTGGAGAAATATACAAAATGACCGCCTATGAGCTACCCACCTCACTGAACATAAGTGGGGTGGATTTTTCTATCAGAACGGATTTTCGAGCAATCATTGATATTCTCATAGCCATGAACGACCCAGAACTGGACGAGCAGGCGAAAGCAGTTGTTATGTTGCAGATTCTGTTTGAGGACTGGCAAAGCATACCGGCTGAGTGTCTGGATGAAGCTTGTCAGAAAGCATCAGAGTTCATCGACTGCGGACAGTTGGACGATAATCCGAACCGCCCAAAGCCCCGTTTGATGGATTGGGAACAGGATGGAGACATGATTGTTCCGGCGGTAAACAAGGTTGCCGGTAAAGAAATCAGAGCCATACCTTATATGCACTGGTGGACGTTCTTTGGGTACTTTATGGAATCTGGTGAATGCCTGTTCAATACAGTTGTTGGAATCCGGTCAAAAAAGGCAAAAGGTGAACGTCTGGATAAATGGGAAAAGAAATTCTATCACGATAATAAGAACATTATTGATATAAAAACACGTCTCAGCGAAGAGGAGCAAGCTTATAAAGATAAGCTGAATGAGATGTTAAACCTCAAATAGTTAGGAGGTGGACACATGGCTGCTGATGGCTCAGTCATTATTGATACCAGAATGGATACGACCGGTGTCCAGAATGGTGTCTCAGCTATAAAACAGTCATTTAACGGCCTTGGAAGTGCTGTAAAAAAAATCGGTCTGCTGATTGGTGGGGCGTTTGCAGTTGGCAAATTAGTGCAGTTCGGAAAGGAGTGCGTGGAACTTGGTTCTGACCTTGCAGAAGTACAGAATGTGGTCGATGTTACATTTACCACCATGTCCGACAAGGTCAATGAATTCGCCAAAAACGCCATGACCTCAGCCGGACTGTCAGAGACAATGGCAAAAAGGTATGTCGGTACGTTCGGAGCAATGTCTAAGTCGTTCGGATTTTCAGAATCACAGGCTTATGATATGTCAACGGCCCTGACACAGCTGACTGGTGATGTGGCATCATTCTACAACATCAGTCAGGACTTGGCTTATATCAAACTGAAATCAGTGTTTACGGGTGAAACGGAAACATTAAAAGATTTGGGCGTGGTAATGACCCAGTCGGCACTTGACCAATATGCACTTGCTAATGGATATGGCAAGACCACATCGGCAATGACTGAACAGGAGAAAGTTGCCCTCCGCTTTGCTTTTGTGCAGGAACAGTTATCAGCCGCATCTGGTGACTTCATTCGTACTTCTGACAGCTGGGCGAACCAGGTGCGAGTGATGCAGTTGCAGTTGCAGTCCCTCAAGGCAACAGTCGGACAGGGGCTGATTAATATTTTTACACCTGTTCTGAAAGTAATCAATATTCTTCTCGGTAAACTGGCGACTCTGGCAAACGCATTTAAGTCATTCACGGAGCTTATTACTGGCAAGAAATCTTCCGGTCAAACGAGCGGAAGTGGAGCGGGCCTTGCCGGAACAGACGCGATCGCAGATACAGCGGACCAGTATGGACAGGCGGCAGATAATGCAAAGAAACTGGCGGATGCCACTAACGACAATGCAAAAGCAACAAAAAAAGCGAATAAGGAAACAAAAAACTATCTTTCGTCACTTGATGAAGTTCACAAAGTCACATCTACTGGCAGCAATTCATCTTCCACACCATCTTCATCTGGTGGAAGTGGTGGAGCAGGTAACAGTGGCCTTCCGAGTTCAGTTGGTAATGTGGACTACGGCAATCTTGCAGAGGGTGAAACTGCACTTGACAAGATTAGCGATTCTGCAAAGAAACTTGCTGATCTGCTCAAGAAGCTCTGGAAGCCATTTCAGGACGCATGGAAAAAAGAGGGCAAGAATACCATCAACGCGGCAAACATTGCTTTGTCGGGAATTGCAAAGCTCGCTAAGAGTGTAGGCAAAAGCCTTGTTGAAGTCTGGACAAACGGCACAGGCACAACGATGCTCACAACCATGCTGAGGATCGCTCAGAACGTGCTTAAAACTATCGGGAATATTGCATCCGGTTTTGCCGATGCTTGGAATAAGAACAACGTCGGGACACAGATTATACAGAACATTGCAGATGCTCTTGTGGTAGTCATGCAGTTCGTTGAAAGAATTGCAGAGGATACAGCGACATGGGCGGCAAACCTTAATTTCTATCCGCTGTTGGAATCTATCAGTAATCTGACAAGTACATTTGCACCAATTCTGGAATCCATCGGAAATGTTCTTGAATGGATCTATAACAATATCGTTCTCCCGATGCTGAAATGGCTGATTGAAACAGGAATTCCGACAGTGATTAACCTAGTGTCTGATTTGGCTGGATTCTTTGCGGATCATCAATCAATTATTGAAGCATTCGGTGCAGCTCTAATCGGAGCGTTCGCGGCGGCGAAAATTGCAGGGCTAGCATCAAGAATATCAGGAAGTATAACGACAGTAGCGAGTTTTATAAAAGGCCTTATTGCACTTATGACTGGTTCTAGTGGCATTATGGGAGGAATTAAAGCTATTGCAACGGCTATCGGACCGGGTGGAATTTTTATAGCAGCAATAACGGCTTGCATTGCGATTGGTGTATTACTGTACAAAAACTGGGACAAAATTAAAGAAGTTGCAGGTGCGGTATGGAGTTGGATTAAAGACAAAACCATAGCTTTCGTCGATGGAATAAAATCAAAATTAAGTAATTTGGCAGAAAAGATTGTTTCTATCTGGAATGGAATAAAATCAAGTGCAAAAGAAAAGTGGAGTGCTATATGGTCCACTATAAAAGAAGTTGTAAAGAGGATAGTTGATGGAATCGTTGATAAATTCAAAGGTGCAAGAGACAAGGTTGTTGATACGTTCGAGGGAATTAAAAACAAAGTCAAAGAAATATTCAATAAAGTTATCGGTATCGTAAATGGTGCAATTGGTACGGTGAACGGTGCAATCAGTGGAATTGAATCCGCGTTTTCTTTCGGACCGTGGGAAGTGCCTACTCCATTTGGTAAGAAAACAATAGGATTCAGTGCTACATTTCCGCGAGTTCCAACTATTCCATATCTTGCAAAAGGTGCTGTTATTCCTCCAAGATCAGAATTTCTCGCTGTGTTAGGAGATCAGAAGCAAGGAAACAACATCGAGACACCAGAAGCACTGCTCAGAAAAATCGTGCGTGAGGAATCAGGTCAGCAGAGTGGTGGTGATTACAGATTCACAGCTCAGATTAATAGACGGACTATTTTTGACGAAATTATAGACGAAGCAAAATTAAGACGCAGCACAAGCGGAAGAAATCCGTTTGAACTGGCATAGGAGGTGGAAGCGTGGCAACGATTCCAAAAAACATAACGGAACGATACAAAATGAATGGGGCTTCCATCTATCAGCCGGACAAAGATATGGGTTACAACCTTGAAACAACTTATTCAGAAGGTAGTAACCGTACGCAGTTTGGAAAAGCATTACTGACTCCACTATTTACAGTTGAACAATATAGTTATGAAGCATCAAACGTTCCAGTTGTAGAAGCAAACAAAATTCTCAAAATTATCGCAAAGGGAAAAACTTTCAATTTGTACCATTGGTCGCTTTACCACATGGCATGGAGAACTGACCCGTTTTATGTCGGAAAAGCAAGCCTAACTATTGGAGAAATTTCGCCAGACTTAAAATTTGTATCAAAAATATCTTTTAACATGCAGGGGGTGAATCCACTTGATTAATGTATCTGATACATTTAAGCAGAAATTAGCAGATGGCGAACCTGTCTGGGAGGTGGTGGATATCACCTTTCCTGATGGGAGAACCAAAACCGTACAGAACGAGATTATGAGCAGCAACAACTCATTTTCTGACTGTGCAGAAAGCAGCAGCTTTCCGATTGGCTGCGTTGTTTGTAAATCCATGACATTGGAGTTGGACAACACTTCTGATCAGTGGAAAAACTATAATTTCTATATGGCAAAAGTTCATGCGTATCTTAAAATGCAGACCTCCGTAGCAAGTCCGGCTGCAACAGATGAATTGCTGGATGAAAACTATGACCCAATTCTTGACCAGAGTGGCGGTGCGATTCTGGCAACAAAAGCAGCGACAGAAGACAGAGTCGAAACCATTGATAAAGGTATTTATACAATTACGACACCAGAACAATATGGCGAAATCCTTAGTTTTACCGCTTTGGACGATATGTATAAAACGAACGCAACTTATATATCTCATCTGGTTCTGCCACAGTCAATAGAGACTCTTGTTAGAGATGCGTGTGAGACTCTTGGTATTCCGTCAGAAGTCTCCATGGCTCATGGAAATCTGATCGTGTCAGAGATTCCGGAAAACATGACGTTTCGTCAGTTGTTCGGATGGGCAGCAATGCTTGAGACTGCGAACGCTCGCCTGGACAGCAGAGGATACTTGCGATTTATCAGATGGGATTTTTCCAATGTACAAGAAGATTACAACGCAGTAGTGGACGCTGATGGAAATGTAACATTTAAAGGCGGCGCAAGTATTGACTCAGAAAGTTTTATCAGTCCGACAGGGAACTGGACAATTGATAGTGATGGATTCTTGACACTGATCGAATCAGCAGCTGACACATCCGAAAATCTCAAAGACTTTTTTACAAGTCCAACCGTTTCTAGTGATGATATTGTGATTACTGGAATCAAGCTAAAAAATAGAGAAAATGAAGCCATGTACGGAATCACAGGATATGTTCTTGAATTGGAAAACGACCTTGTTGCGGATTCGGACTTGGACACGGTAGCTGCTCAAATCGGTGATTCCATAATTGGAGCTAAATTCCGTAACATGTCGGGAGAACTTGCATATAATCCACTCATTGAGTTTGGAGATATGGCATATACTTACGACCGCAAGTGGAATAGGTATATCACTCCACTGACAGACGTTTCCTGTTTCGTTAATGGAAAGACCACTGTAAAAACTCAAGCCGACGACCCTATCAGAGGGCAGAGCAAGTTCCAGTCAGAATCCACTAAGGCAATCGTAGAGGCAAGACGACTTGTTAAAAAAGAACAATCAGCTAGAGAAAAAGCAGTAAAGAAATTAGAAGAAACCTTAAAAAATTCTTCTGGATTATATGAAACATCAGTCGCACAGGAAGATGGCAGTACTATTACATATCTGCATGACAAGCCTACACTTGCAGAATCAAAAAATGTAATTAAATTCACAGCAGAAGCCATTGGCGTATCCAATGATGGTGGCAAAACATATCCTTACGGTTTCTTTCTGACAGGCGATTTGATAGCAAAAATTCTGTACGCACATGGTATCAATGCTGATTATATTGACACAGGCGCACTGACTGTCAGAGATAGTGATGGAAACATAATCTTCCAGGTTGATATGGACACCAAAAAATTAATCATCAGTGGTGATAATGTTGTAATTGGTGGTAGTTCTTTGCCGGATAAACTGACAAAAATGGACAACAATATTGCATCTGCCAAGAATATGACATTCCAGCTGTCGAACGATATGCAGACGATCACATCTGACGCAGACGGAAACATTCCGGTATTTCCAACAGTGACAACTACAGCGAAAGTTATGTACGGCTCGTCAGATATCACAAATGATTGTAGCTATACCATTACAAAATCAGACAGTGTAACCGGCTCTTGGGATGTAGATACGCATACTTACACTGTCACAGGCTTGAGTGCAGACAATGGATGGGTGGATATTAAGGCAACGTACCTGATTAATCTTTCTATAACGAAGAGATTTACGATTTCCAAGCAGAAAAAGGGCGAAGATGGAAAAGATGGTGAACCTGGTAGAACATACATGGTTGAGCCATCATGCAACGTCCTGAAACGTGGCTCTGACAAGGTGATTAGTCCAAACTTTATAACCTTTAAAGCGTATTATCGTGATGGTGATTCAGCTGCTAGAGTACCTTATAAAGGCAGATTTATCGTTGAAGAAACTGTTGATGGAAGTGCTTGGAAAACCATTTATATTAGTTCAACCGATGAGGATACAGTAACACACTACCTGTATTCTATTTTAACAAATAGTTCAGGTCAAGCAGTAGCAAGCTCCAATGGCTCAACCATTGGTATTCCTAGAGATGTGACGAATGTTAGATGTAAATTATATGCATCCGGTGGTACTACGACATTGATGGATATGCAGAGCGTGGCGGTCGTTATTGATATAGACAATTTGACGCAGGAGCAAATAGTTAGCATTCTGACTAATGACGGGGCTTGGAAGGGATTATATTATAGCAATGGGCGTCTCTACGTCAGCCTTGATGCTCTTCTTGGTGGAACAGTTACCTTGGGCGGCAAAAAGAATGGGAACGGTTATCTGAAAATTAAAGATGCCAGCAATGCTGTTAAAGGATTAATTGATCGCTCTGGATATACTGTATTTACAAGCTACGAAGAAAATTCAGAGTACATGAAATATACAGGTGTACAGTTTTCAAGCGATGGAATATTCCCTGTTGATATCAAGAAGTTCTTTGGCGATGAAGTAGATATTGAAATCGAAAATAGCGAAAATTGGGGAATCAGTTGGAATGATAACAGTCTAAACGTATATGCCACAGAGGTATCGGCTGATACCGGTACATTTGAAGATTTAACTGTTACTAATCCTGCATCTTTTGCAAAATCGCCAAAGATAGAAGACATGGAGTATACGACATCATCAAATACTATTTGTTGGGATGGACGTACAGGATACAAACAGCTGATGCTGAAATCTTCATCCTCGAAACGCTATAAAGATATTGGAAACGATATTTCAGAGCAAGAAATTGAAGAATGGTACAATATCGAACCAACGTGGGCGAAATACAAAAAGGGATATCTAGTTAAAGGGGACGAGAATGAAGGAAGATATATCCCAATGTTTATTGCTGAGAATGTAGAAGTATTCTTTCCGGAAGCTACTCGGCATCAAAACGGACTTGTTGAGGACTGGAACGAACGTATCATGATACCTGCTATGTTTGCAATGATAAAAAGCCAGAAAGAACAGCTTGACCGACAGGAGAAACTAATTAATCAGCTCTATGAAAAGTTCAATATAGAAAAGGAGAATTAATATGGCAAAATTTAATGAATATCCCGTAAAAACAACACCAAAAGATGCAGACAAATTTATGCTTTACAGTGCAGAGGATGCGGCAAACAAGCTGATTGATTATGATAAGCTTGCTGATGCGGTACTCAACAAATTGACATCAAAGACCTTTGGCCTCGATGCTGGAACGATGACTTTACCGGCTGCGCTTAACCAATTAAATAGTAACCGGTTAAAACCCTTTTATAAAGGTATGATCACCAATAGACTAGTTACTGTTCCTCTTGTTCCGGGACTTTATCTAGTTTCAACGTATCGTAGTGGAGGATACAAGATAAGTTCATTATCTATAGTTAATATTCAGATACAGGACGGTTCTTTTATCGAAACGCTTGTTAAAGGTGCGGATTACGACAACACCATTGAAATGAAATATACTGATAGCAACATTTCATTTCAATATAAGATTGACTTATCTGGTGGATGTACAATCGTTATATTCAAGTTGGCTTAAAGATTTATGAAATATAAAATAGTAACTCCTTTAGAATCTCAAATATTAATTCATCTTCACGCACAATAACGATTCATAGAGTTTCCAAAAATAAATCTCTTTTACATTGCACATTACTATATAGAATGAATTATGAAATGGAGGTACATAAATAGCCGGTGCAAGCATAAGCCCTACATCAGTGCAGACAGGGGCGAAATATGCGATTGCTGTTGATGTTCGGAATGTCCAGTATGTATTAGGCACAAGTGATGGATCAGCACTTGCCACTTCTGATGGTTCGATGCTGAGAGTGAAAGAATAGAGGTGATTATATGGCAGAATCATTAAAAACAATATTAATGTCGGCACTGGCTTCGAAAGCAACGCCGGCAGAAAGTGACACATTGATAGTTGGAGAAGGGAATGTATTAAAAAAAATATCGTTCTCACAATTATTTGAATACCTAAAAGAAAAACTCGGGATTAATGCATTAAACACGAAGATAACTTTTGTAAATCAAGTTTGTAAAGGTACTGGAGCAGGATATATCTATATTAATCCACCAGATACTAACAATGATTATTACTTAATAGGAGCTACTAATGCGGACTGGAACGCTTGTCCAGTTAGTATAGTTGCTGTAAGTAGGCAAAATTCTACTCATATAGTGCATTTTACGGGTAACATTGAAAAGGGTAAATCTGTTCGAATACTCAGTATGTGGACACAAGCTAAATATATAACTTTTAAACAATAATATAATTTATGCTCGTATAAACATTAAATCTGCTATATAATTAGCTGCAATTATAAACCCAGAAGCAACAATGTCATAACCATTTGATGAAACGGATAATGCACCAATATATGCTTTGTAACCTTGTACAGTACCCATACCAATAACACCAATATTAGCATTAACCGTTGATACTTTTACAGGTAATGTCATAATCACTGTTCCTGACTGTATACCTGAATTATCAATAGAGTTAAATCCAATATGAAGATATAAAAAACTATCGTTATATATACAATATGTTTGCCCAGTTTGCAAATATCCGCCACCATTATATGTTTTTAATGTAACATTTTTATTATTTATCTTCGTGTTTAATTTCTTCTGTCTCTGAAAAACGCGAAGGTATCGCAAGAATCATTGAGATACAGTCACCACAGATACGTGGTGTGAAAGGAGAAAATATGGAAATTAAAGGTATTGACGTATCATCGTGGCAAGGGAAGATTGATTGGAATAAGGTTGCAAATTACGGAATGGATTTTGCAATCTTGAGAATTACAGAAGCCGGAAATGTTATTGATGGACAGTTCGAGAACAACTTTGCCGGATGCAATAAATATAAAATTCCAGTAGGAGTATACAAGTATTCCTATGCTTCGACAGTATCCGAAGCCCGGAGTGAAGCCAGAAAGGTTGTTTCCGTACTGAACGGAAGAAAGATTCAGTTTCCAGTATTCCTCGACTTAGAGAATCATAGACAGAGAGTACTTGGAGCTGAAAGTATTCATAATCTGGCAGAAGCATTCAGAGAGATTATTGTTGCTGCTGGTTATAAATTTGCAATCTATTGCAATCTTGACTGGTACATGAATGTGATTTGCAGTCACCTCAAAAAGCATGATTTCTGGATTGCCAGATATCCGGCAAATGATAACGGGACAGTAGTTGAGAGATTACGTCCAAGTTGGGGTGTTGGCTGGCAGTACAGCTCAAAAGCAACGATTCCAGGAATTAATACCAAAGTTGATAGAAATATATTTTATAAAGATTATACAGAAGCAAAGGAGAGTGGAACAATGGCAAAGACAAAAGAACAGATTATCCAGAATGTGAAAAACGATGCAGTAAGCTTTGCGGTAAATATTGCCAATGATAACAGTCATGGATACAGTCAGAGAATTAGGAGTTTATACGAAATTAACATTCCGAAATCTTTTGACTGTAGCTCATTGGCACTTACTGCTTATTACTATGCGTTCCTCAAAAATGGGCTTACCAAACAGGCGCGTTATCTCAAAGAGAATTGCTCTTATACTGGCAATATGCTCAAGATGCTGAATGCCGGATTTGAGGTTGTCGCTAGGAATCAGACCGCACACAAACAGATGATAAAAGGCGACCTGGAACTGGCGGACAATAATCCGAATGGATCCAATAGTCATGTAGCAATGGCGATTGGTAAGAACGACATTGTTCATGCCAGAAGTTCGGAGGGCACAAAAGATACGAAAGATAATTCTGGAAATGAGATCCGTACACAGCCCTGGTACCTGTACAGTCACGGATGGACGCATCGTCTTAGATTTACTGGAAAAGGAATTGATTTTAGTGGACTTACCAATACTACTGGAAGTAAGCCTACCGCAAAACCATCAACTAGCACAAAACCATCAACGACCACATCGAAAGGAGCCGGTTATATGTTTGAGCCAAAATTAGTAAAACTTGGAAGCGAAGGAACTTCTGTCCTGTTACTGCAGGAGATTTTAATTGCCAGAGGATTCAAAGGAAAGAATGGAAAAGCCCTGAGCTTATCCAGAAAGGCAGATGCAAATACCATTTACGCATTAAAACAGTATCAGAAATCCAGAAATGGAGTACTGGTGGTAGATGGAGAGTGTGGCGAGAACACCTGGAAAGATTTGATTGCAATCTAAAAAGCATAAAACTTAAGCCCCTTGGAGGTTACTCCTTGGGGCTGTTTTTTACATATTGTATCAAATTCGTGTTGCATTTCGTGTTGCATAGTTCTTCTTTTTTATGCCAAAACTGGCAAAATAACATATTTTATGAGCTAATTTGAAATTGCCGAAACCATTGAAAACACTACGTTCTTTGCGAGAACCAGTGAATACAAGATTTTCATAAAAATGCGGATGACAGGACTTGAACCTGCAAGAAAAATCCTAATATACGCTATTTTTCAGCACTTTCTTTTTTTGTGTTGCATTCCGTGTTGCATAGCTTTGAAAAATAATCATTCCCAATTTCATTCATCTCTTTTTCTCGATCAACCAGAACGTGCCGATATACATTTTTTAATGTGGTATCATCCTCCCAACCGCCGCGCTGCATAATATATACATCTGGAATTCCAAGAGTATGCAACTCAGATGCGCAATAATGACGCAAATCATGGAATCGAAAATGATGAATCTGATTGTCATCTAACAGATCTGAAAATCTGTCGGATATTTGCGATGGGTTCAAATTTGTTATTTTCCCATGTATTCCTTTTAATTTATCTGCAACAAAATCTGGATATGAAATGAATCTGTCACCAGCAAAAGATTTTGGTCTTTTGATAACCCAACCATGAGAATCATTCATAACCATAGCATATTCGACATGTACTATGTTCTGCTTGATATGATCAGAATTAAGCGCACAGATTTCTGACCGCCTCATCGGACCGAACGCTGCCAGAAGAACAGGTATCTCTAATTCACTACCTACAGTACATTCAATTACCTTTTTGACTTCGGCAGATGTAGGTACATAGATTTTCGGTCTTACCTTTTTAGGTAAGGAAGTTCTTAAGATGAAATCCGAACGATAAGTCTTCAAGACAGTAGAAAGAAAGCCATGCATATTGTACACAGTTTTTGGCGAATGAGTAAGTGCTTCACGATTCATTTCAGCTTGAACATCCTCTTGAGTGATTTCCATTATATTTAATGACATAAGTTTAGCCATGTCTCTTTTGACAGATCGCTTATATTCTCTAATAGTTCCAGGGGATAAAACACCTGTTCTGCTTTCTATGTATTTATTACATGCCTCTTTTAATGTCATATCTTCTGGTGGAACATATCGCGCAGTCAATACTTCACTTTCTTTTTTTGCTGCCCATTCGGCAGCCATTTGCTCACAGATTCGCTTCCCTTTTTTGCTAGGATCTGAACATGTAAAAGATTTATAAACCCTTTTCTTTTTGATAGTCCCGTCTGATAACGGGATTTCTTCGATGTGACTGAATACCTGACATCTCCATGAGCCAGATGGCAGTTTTTTTGCAGTTGCCATTTCTTTTCCTCCTTATTAACCGAACAAACTTTCTGACTTGTCCGAACACACCGAAGATGATACAATATGACTTGTCAGGCGATACGTTTCACTTCGTTATGCTTTGCGGAACGTAAAAATATTTTTCTTTTTTTTAAAAACCGGTTCCCGTTGGTAGCAGGAGCCGGTTCTTTTTATAAAAGTTCTGATTTTTTCTGGTCAAATTCTTCTTGAGTAATAATACCGCTATCTAAAAGCTCTTTGTAATCCTTCAGTAGTTCAACGGATGTTTTCTGATTTCGAACATTTTCAACAGCATCAGAGCTTTTGGAAATATTGAAACTCTTTAACTGCATATCTATATTTGAACTACAGCGGAATCCAATAATATTTATTTGATTGGTTTCGATATTCCGCATTTTCATAGATGCATAAGAATCCACTTCAATGTTATCACTTGTTGTGGTAGCAGTTCCAGTAGTAGTGGAATTATTCTTTCCTTTAGTTTTCTTTCCGGTTCCAACAGCTGCACCGACAGCTGCACCGACAACAGGGTTTCCAAGCGTGACAGCTGTAGCAGCCGTACCAATAACAGCACCAGCTAATCTTCCTTTTCGTTTTGTTTTTTCTTTACTTTTCCCTTTAGTGTGAGATGTTGTAGTTGTCTTTTCTACTGTTCTGTATTCCGACCCGTTCCATTCATAGTCGAAAAGTTCATATTTGGTTGGAGCATCTGACACTGTAACAGATCCATCTTTCCATTGCTTCAAATCAAATCTTGTGTGTTTGGAACCAAGCTCAAAATCCTCCTTACCGGATATAACTCTCAGATTCAATACTCGAACAGGTTTTTCTACAACCGCCGGCTGGGTTGCTACGGAATTATTTGATATTGCAGGTTTTTGAACCTTATTTTTAATAGACAGCAAAAGTGCAAAAATAAGATACAAAACAGCAATTCCAAATGTCTCAAGTACAACAACGACCATAATATTGTCCGATGAAAGATCGTTTGAACTCATCAAAGCCACAATCATCAGCACAATGAATGCAGTCCAAATAATCATCAACACATTTCGTATCTTTTTCATAGTTTCCCCCTTTGACACGATTACTCAAAATTTTCGATATAATTCTTATATAGATTCCTTATTTTTGCAGCCTCCCTCTGCCTGATCGGAACGATATCCCCTGATATCATTTCGAAATGATCTGACGCATCTTTGATTTCATCCATGTTTACGATGTAGCTCTGATGACAACGGAGAAATCTTCCGTCAAGGCGAGGCTCTATATCTGACAGCTTTCCACGTACTACATGTATGATACCGCAGGTACAGTGGACAAGAATTGATTTATTTCGGCTTTCTATGTATTCGATGTGACGGAATTCTACCCGATGGAAGTGATCTCGGTTTTTGATAGTCAAGGCTTTCTCACGGATATCTTCCAATGTGTGTGCTACGACAGAATACATGCGTCCATGCTCAGAGCCTTTGATGATGTAATGCACTGGCAAGACGTCCAATGCGTCAAATACATAGTTTTTGTATGCTGTCCAGAAGGCAATGTTGCCATTATATCCATTTTTCCTGAGCTGTCTTGCAACATTTATGCCATTCTCATTATCAAGGACCACATCCAACACGACTATATCGTACCATTGACCGTCTGCTATATCATCAATCAGCGGCTTTCCACTACTATAAGTGTTTAGCGTGTAACTCTTGTCTCCGCGCTTTTTCAAAAACTCATCAATATGAGCCTTAAAAAAATCAATCTGTAAAGAATTATCGTCACAAATCGCAATTTTCATGCAAATCAGTCCTTTAAATTGTCATTTTCGCCATTTGCGTTAAATAAGAATTCTATATGTTATAGTTGATTATAGCATCATGCAATATAGTTGTAAATAGACGTTTGTAGGTGATTTTAGAATGAAAAGAGTCAAAAAAGTACTAATTTTGATATCGGTTATAGTTTTTGTCAATTATATAATCCATCTTCCAATGTGCGTGGATGATTATGTACACAAGGATTCTGACATATACTCTGCTCAACACATGTGCAGGCATTCGACCTTGACCAGGAACGCGAAGGGAATTTTGAAAACAGACGGTATTATAGAAACAATAAAAATTCCACTCAAAGCGAACTTCCTTTTTGCAAAAGTAAAAATTATATTCGATATTACGAATGTTCCGGTCTATCATTGGCAACTAGCGAGGGGTGATTTGTCCGCCGATGCCACTTTATCGTACCAAAGATAATGCAATGTAAAAGAGAGCAAGTGTTTTTGTGCGGTAGGAGGTATAATATGGATTACAAGAAAGAAATTATTGAAATGATAGAGAATACTGAAAATGAGGGCAAATTAAAATTTGTCTATACAATTCTTATTAAATATCTAAAATCAAAGAAGCAAGGGGATTAACCCTTGCTCCTTTTGTTTAGTGATGAAACTATTTGTTTTATTGCTTTCTTATCTTCTTTATCGAGTGCTTTGTATTCCTCGATAAAATCTAAGATGTCAGGTTCCGACATAAGATTTCCAATTATGGTTGCATAATCGTCATCGCTTTTAGAACCCATGAGGTATGTTGGTGTTACTTCCAGAACACCGCATAGAAGTTCAATAGTGTCCATATCTGGCTTACACTTATCTTTTTCCCAGTCACTAATTGAATTGTGCTTTGCATTGATTTTTTCTGCAAGTTGTTTCTGGGTCAGCTTCTTTGCCGTTCTGGCTTGTTTGATTTTCTCACCAAATGTCATTATCGTTTCCTCCCTTCATAGCTAATAATAATATAGAAATTTCGAACTGTCAATAAAATAATTTCGATTTACTCGAAATTTCTTCTTGACATTCGAGTAATTCGAAGTTATACTGTAATTGTTCGATAGGAACGAAATTAAATAGAAAGGAGAAATGAAGAATGTGCGTTGGTAAAAAGATTAAGTCGTACCTTGAAAACAACGGTATAACGCAGACATTTGTCGCCAACAAAACTGGCATTCCTGTTCAGAAACTCAATCTTTCTCTCAATGGAAATCGCAGATTAGATTTCGATGAATACGAATTAATTTGTGGGGCGTTATCTGTTGGAACAGACAAGTTTCTTGAACCAAAGTTACCGGAATAGAAAGGAGCAAATTTTATGAGTAAAAAGAAGAAAAAGGAAAAGGCTTCTAAGATGGTGCGAACATCAAAGAAACCTATTTCCTTAACATGTTTGATTAATAAGAAGCCTATTTGCCGGATGGATATTTTTCGTTGAATGCTTCTAATGCGGATTCATAAGCATTTATGTATTCTTCGAAATAATCGATGGTTACATGAGTTTTGCCAGCATCAACTTGAGATTGACGTTTTAAATGGCAAACATCAGTGCAAACTGCAATGGCTAAATCATGTGCGCGTTTTTCATTATCCGTCATTATTACACCTCCTTTCACAGGAGAGTATAACACAAAATTCAAAAGACGAAACAAAGAAAGGAAAAATAGTTGACTGGAGCAAAAATCAGATAAGAAAGAAACTGCAATTTCACAGTAATTAAGGAGGAAAACATGAAGAAATTTGAACGATACCTTATGATTGCTGACCTTATGGAAAAACATTTTGAAAAATAAAGTGCTCCGAAGGAGAGCCGAAACCTCTCGCCTCGGAGCTGTAAACCACTAACCACACTAGCGGATTACAGGATAATCATATCATTTCTTCCTGTATTTCGCAAGAGAACAGGAGGATTTTTTATGAAGAAAACCGAGGATAAAAAAGTGACAAATTTTGAAGAGTTCGAAATTTTCTATGCAGTTGAGGTTGTAAGAGAGGCAAAAAAGCAGACTCACAAATGGTTCTGCGCATGGATTGTAACCATGATTGCATTAATTTTTTCAAACGCTGCATGGATGTTTATTAAGTAAGAAAGGAGGAAAGACTGTGGCAATCAGATATACCACAGAGCAAAAGAAATACATCCTTTTGAAAGGCAATATTGCAAAAAGGATGGAGGCCGAGCGAGTAAGTGATGCACAGATGGCAGCAATTACCGGAATGGCAGAAAACACTTTCCGTAAAAAGCGAAATAAGCCGGAAACATTCACGTATCCGGAACTGCGGCATATTTTTATCCGGCTGAATTTTCCAGATGAAGAAATCCTGGAGGCGGTCAAATGAAGAAAGAATATTTCAGAGAAATTCTGATGTGCGTAGCGATTGGGACGCTTGCTACCTTTCTTCCGTGCTGGGACTGGACCGGAGCACTTGACAGAATCATGGCAGCGGCAGTTATGAGCCTGGTTCTGATAGGAAATTTATGAAAGGGAGAAAAAATGAATGAGGAGAAAATTAAGGAATTATTTGAGTTGTGTCTGAGAGTTTCAAGTGAAACAACGGCGCATGTGAATTTTGACTATACGGCGTGTGACGACATATCCAGAGTTTATATTTATGTATTTAATGATGCAGGGGAGATCGTAAAGCATTTTACTTTGTGTCAGTTTTATGACTTTGAGTCCGAATCTCAGAATTATGAAGATGCAAAGAAATGTCTTCTGGAACTGCTTATTGATGGGAGGTGTCCGTTAAATGAATCTTGAAGAATTAAAACTTCTTCCAAAATGGAATATGGTTTTGGCGGTAAATGTCCTTCTGGATGAGCTTAACAAACGAGATACACCAATTGTTGATTGGGAGAATCCAGACATGTTTATCGACCATCTCGAATATCACGCCGCTGATTCCATTCAGAACGGTAAGACGGTTCCGGGCATGGGGGATAAGTCAGACGCAATCTATTGTTTTTTTAAGCAGTTAAAGGAGCCTGTCTATGAACGAGAGGATACAGGAAGTCTTGAGACTGATTGATGTTCAGCTTGCACTTGCTCCAGATAATCCAATAGAGGAGCAGTATAAGGCGAGAACATTGGCAAGTTACACGCAAGCACTAAATGGGCTTTTAGCGGCTCAGAAAGCATATAAGGAGAACGCTCATGAGTGATTTTGAAATCCGTATTCCAGCGAGAAAGAAACAGCCTGCAACTGATAAGGATAACCCGGTCGTGAAAGTATCATCGGAAGCATACAACGCACTGGTTGAGATCTATAACGAATCAACCATATCAATGAAAGATATCGCAAGTTTGCTGATCGTTGAGGGCAGCAAGCATGTAGTTTATGACAAGGAGGATTGAAATTGAATATCTATGAAAAATTAGGAGTTATTCAGTCAAAGCTGAAAGCCCCAAAAGGGCAGTATAACTCATTCGGGAAATATAAATATAGAAGCTGTGAGGACATTCTGGAAGCAGTAAAGCCGCTTCTGGCAGAAACAAAGACAGTATTATGTATCACTGATCAGATGGAAGTGGTCGGGGACAGAATCTATGTAAGAGCAGAAACGCATTTAAAAGATGCAGAGGATTCTTCTTCTGAAATCGTAACAATTGCTTATGCAAGGGAAGAAGAGTCAAAAAAAGGCATGGATTCTTCCCAGGTTACAGGCGCAGCGTCATCTTATGCAAGAAAGTACGCACTGAATGGTTTGTTCTGCATTGATGACAACAAAGACAGTGATTCTACTAATACAGGTAGTAGTGGGAAAACAGCAGCTAAAAAGCCAGAATCAAAAGAACCTGTTGAGATGATTACTTCAGAAAATGTAATGAGCATCCAGAACATCATTGACAAATATTCGAGTTCTAACTTGTTTGAACAGATTAAAACTCGTTTCAAGGTAGACGATGTGAAAGGACTCACGAAAGAAAAAGGGCAAAAATGTCTCAAAATGTTGATTGAGTACGATAAACAGCATAGTGGAAAGGAATAAAAAAATGAACAAAGTTATTCTTACAGGACGATTTACAAGAGATCCAGAAGTCAGATATACAAATGATGGAACATCAATCGCAAGATTTTCCATTGCAGTCAATAGAAGATTTGTAAAAGAGGGTTCTGATCAGAAAGCGGACTTTCTTAATTGTGTTGCATTTGGAAGGTCTGCTGAATTTATCGAAAAATATTTCAGAAAAGGTATGAAAGCAGATTTATCTGGAAGAATCCAGACAGGATCCTATACGAATAAAGACGGCGTGAAGGTATATACAACAGATATTGTTGTCGAGGAAATCGAATTCGGCGAAAGTAAAGGTTCTTCACAGGCACAGACAGCCTCACCTACACCGAATCCAGAAGCCGACCCGGACGGCTTTATGAGCATTCCTGATGGAATTGATGAGGAGATGCCATTTAATTGATACAAATTGATAGCAGAGAACATCAGAAAGTTATTGATGGCATTAAGAAAGCATTTGATGCAGCAGGAGAAAAATGGTTCGTGTCAAAGCTCTACGTCGGGGATTACATGAATTATGACAACCCTCGACTGGTTGTTGACCGAAAGCAAAATCTTTCTGAATTATGTGGGAATGTATGCCAACAGCATGAAAGATTCCGATCTGAAATTATCCGGGCAAATGAAGCAGGAATAAAACTTGTCTTCTTATGCGAACACGGGAAAGGAATCGAAAAGCTGGACGATGTTCTCTGGTGGGAGAATCCCAGGGCGAAGAAGCGGGTTAAGAAAAATGGTATCTGGATTGAGCAAGAACAGAAAGTTATACACGGCGATACGCTGTACAAAATTCTATGCACAATGCAGAGAAAATATGGCGTTGAGTTCCTATTTTGTGACAAGAAAAATACTGGAAAACGAATAATGGAGATTCTGTCGGATGGACAAAGAAACAATTAAACAGCAGAACAGTATGAGAGATGTTCTTGCCAGATACGGAATGATTCCGAACAGAGCTGGCTTTATCAGCTGCCCATTCCATTCCGGTGACCGTACTGCTTCAATGAAAATTTACAAAGACAGCTACTATTGCTTCGGATGTGGCGCGACAGGAGATATTTTTACTTTCGTTCAGAATATGGATAATTGCGATTTTAAGACAGCTTTTCAGATTCTTGGCGGAACTTACCAGAAACCAGATTTTTCTTCCAGAATGGCAATATATCACCATCAAAAACAGATGGAAATGCAGCAGAAGGAAGAACAGAAGAAAAAGACCGAGTTGCAAGAATGCATGTCTGATATAGATTTCTACCGGGCTATCCTCGACAGAGTGAAACCATTGTCTGACGGATGGTGTGAAGCATGGAACAGGTTGCAACTTGCACTATATCACCATGGATTCATAACAGGACTGGAAGAAGGTGATTAAAAGTGGAAATGATAAGCAAGCTCACGAAGGACTCTATTCTGGATGAAGAAGTGTTTGACGAGATATTCAAGCAGGAAGATGAGATTTACAAGGCACGTTTGACATTGACTCTTCTGGACAGAGCCAAGGAGCTTGGCGTAAAGAAAAAATTTGAGGATTTGCTTAAGGCTTACACGAAAGTACAGAAGCAAATGATCGAGAAAGAGAAAAACAATAGGACGTTGTCTATGCTGAACCAGTGGACTAATTTCTCTGATTGTGAATATGACAGAATGAAGTGTCTTAACTGGGTGGCGGATGATGATGGAATCAGAATATCGAATACTAATCCAGGATCGCCGGACATTATAGCCTGTTATCATCCTATACTTCCAATAGAGCGAATGAAGAATCTGGAAACTGGAGAAGAACAGATAAAGCTAATCTATAAGAGGAATAATAAATGGTCCGAGGTTATTGTGCCAAAAACCATGGTTGCATCATCTACTAAAATCGTTGGCTTGTCTGCACTTGGAATTTCAGTAACATCTGAGAATGCGAAGTTTCTTGTGCGGTATCTGTCAGATGTCGAGAATGCAAATGACGATTACATTAATATTCAGTATTCATCAAGCAAAATCGGGTGGATCAGGGATTATTTTCTTCCTTATGACAAAGACATTGTATTCGATGGAGATATGCGGTTCCGACAACTGTATGAAAGTATCAGTGTAGGCGGCAGCAGAACAGAATGGTATGAACATGTAAAAAAGGTTCGTGCTACTGGAAGAATAGAGCCGAAAATCATGTTGGCTGCAAGTTTTGCCAGTATTCTGATTAAGCTTGTTGGCGCACTTCCGTTCTTTGTAGACCTCTGGGGGGAAACTGAGGGTGGCAAGACCGTAACACTTATGCTAGGAGCTTCTGTCTGGGCGAACCCTGGCGAATCCAGATATATAGGAGATTTTAAAACAACCGATGTGGCCCTGGAAGCAAAATCCGATATGTTAAATAACTTACCGCTGATCCTGGACGATACTTCCAAAGTATCGGCTAAAATCCGGGATAATTTCGAAGGAATTGTATATGACCTGTGTTCTGGAAAAGGAAAGAGCCGTTCCAACAAGGAGCTGGGTGTTAACCGGGAGAATCGCTGGCAGAACTGCATTCTGACCAATGGTGAACGTCCGCTTGCAGGATATGTCAGCCAAGGTGGAGCAATTAACCGAATTATTGAGGTCGAGTGTTCTGAAAAGATATTTGATGATCCACAGCTTACCGCAGATACCCTTAAAAAGAACTACGGGTACGCAGGAATCGATTTTGTAAATGTAGTTAAGGAAATGTCCATTGACGATATAAAATCCCTTCAAAAGCACTATCAAGGGCTTATACAGGACGATGATAAGATGCAGAAGCAAAGCATATCAATGAGCATTATTCTGGCAGCAGATAAAATCGCAACAGATCAGCTGTTCCATGATGGCCAGTACATTGACATTGAGACGGCTAAGAATCTTCTGACAGAGAAAGAAATGGTATCTGAAAACGAACGCGCTTACTGGTTCGTGCTTGATAAGATTGCCATGAACGGAATTAAATTCGATGATAACCCAGATATAAAAACAGAAAGGTGGGGAATTATCGACAATGATCCGGTAGAGAAAACGTCAACCGCAATAATCTATAGCGCAGCGTTTGATGATTTCTGCAAAATCGGAAGATTTTCCAGAAAAGCATTTTTATCATGGGCTGTTAAGAAGGGACTTGTGGAAACCGACAGCAGGGGTTATCCGACCAAAGCGAAAAAGCTGGACGGAATTGTTACTAAATGTGTGTTCTTGAAAATTGTAGACGAAATTCCAAAAGAATTCGTGAATTGTAATGATAATTTTGAGATTACGGACGATATTGTGTTTGATTGACAAACAATTCGTCCAAAAGGTAACCGGGTAACCTAGGTAACCTTTGATTCTGTATATATATATTTGAGTATTTATATGCACATATTGAGTATAAAAGTTTCCCTATATGAGAAAGTCAGGGTTACTCGGTTACTCGGTTACCTACCAGCAAAATCAAGGGTTTGCGGTTTTTCGCTCGGTTACTTCTCGGTTAACGAAGGTTACTCATAAAGAAGGTGAATAATGAAAATAGAAGCTAAAGATATTCCAGTCATGCATAAGTTCATGCCAGAGTTCTGGAAGGCGATAAAAGAATTTTACGATGTTAAAAATGATGATGAATATTTTGATGCACTGCATAAAAAAATCGAGGATTTATATGAAATCTATCCAGACAGTTTGGCAAGGTATCTGTCTTTGGCCTTTTATAAATGGGCAGAGGATGTGTCAACAGGGAAATGTAAAAAAATAAGAAGCATGGAAAAGAATGTCGTATAAACACAGCAATGGAAAGGCGAGGATGTGCTGAGGAGAAGCATATCAACGAAGTGAATTGAAACGCAGAGGAGTTGCTGCGAAAGGTGTTGAAACGATATGCATAGCTGTGGCGGCGCAAGGAAACGAAAAGCTGGGCAGAGGCGCTGAACGGAAAAGCTACGGCGTAGAAATGTAATGATTAGATAAGAATAGCTACGAAATGGCGGGGAGCAGCAGAGACGAGCTACGGAATGAGCTAAGGCAGAGAGTAGCACGGCAATGTAAGAAAACTATAAAAATTACAAGGAGAATAGCAGAATGAAAGAATTAAAAGTAAGATTGACATTTTTGGAAGAAATTTTAGGAACAGCAAGTGCAGACCCGGAGATTCACGAAACGTTTATTGCTTCGAATGCACCAGACGCACCAACAAGAAAAGAAGAGGTTGAAGCAATCGGAATTGAAGGAGTGATTGAGAAATCCATGACCATATTCCCGAGAGATAACGGTGTACCGATTTACTGGGATTACCAGATTAAGGGCTTTTTCAAAGATGCTTGTGGAATGCTGAGAAAGGTAACTGGTTCAAAATCTTCAAAAATCAAGGCTTATAAAAAAGAAATTGACGGTCTGATTTTCGTTGAAGAACGCAAAATTCCAATTCATTTTGAAGGTGAAATAGGAACTTGCCAGAGGCCACTGAGAGGACAAACACCGCAGGGTGAAAGAATTGCACTGGCAAATAGCGAGACAATACCTGCCGGAAGTTGGATTGAGTTCACAATCAAGTGCTTATGCGATAGCCATGAAGCAGCAGTCAGAGAATGGCTTGACTATGGAGAACTGAGAGGCATCGGACAGTGGCGTAATTCGGGTAAGGGCCGCTTCAAATGGGCAGAAATATAAAAGCATGACAGGAGTGATAGAAATGCCATATAACACAGCAAGAAAGTACTATGAAGGTATCCAGACAAGGAAAGACGTATATCTGTACATCATAAGATATCTGAAAGAACATGATTATCCGCCAAGCATTCCAGAAATCGCAGCAGGGCTGAGCATATCTAACCATACCGTGCAGAATCATTTCGGCGAATTACTGAAAGGTGGCTTACTTGCGACAGACAACCCCGGTGCGTCAAGAGCGTACCGAGTGACAGGATACAAGTTCAGAAAGGTGAAGGAAAAATGAGTAGCAAGTTAAAAGTCAAGAAAAAGACCAGATTTCCTGTTCAGACTTCTAATCAGGCGGCTCATGCGTTTGGGCGAGCCATGCAGAACTGCCAGAGCCAAATTAAAGACATGGAACAGAAAGCCTATGAAGATGGTTTTACCGTTGGTGAAGATTGGAGCAACACGATCAACACTGTTACAACGATGATGGCTCTGAGACGTTTATATGGATTTTCTACGAAGCGATTGCTTGATGTGGTAAGAACTGCCAATAAGTACGTTGAAATGGCAAATGAGGGCAAAATGAGCGTTCTGAGCATGATGCAGGACATTGAAGAGAACACAGATGTAAGATTTGACGAGATGAATAAGAATCTGGTTAAGAAGATGGGAGTTTAAAATGAAGTTTATAGATTTTTTCGCAGGAATCGGAGGATTTCGCAGGGGAATGGAATTAGCGGGGCATGAATGCGTTGGTTTTTGCGAATTCGATAAATTTGCTACTGCGAGTTACATCTCAATGCACTTACTGACAGAAGAGCAGCGAAAGACATTGGAAGATATTCCTATCAAGAAAAGACAGAAGGAAATATTAAAGGAGGAATACAGAAATGGAGAATGGTATGCAAATGACATTCGAAGAGTGTATGCCGGAGACATTCCAAAAGCAGATTGCTGGTGTTTCGGATTCCCTTGTCAGGACATATCCGTTGCAGGAAAGCAAGCCGGATTTCAAGGAAATCGTTCAAGCCTGTTTTTCAGAGTTATGTACCTTGTCGGACAGCTCAAAGAAGAAGATAAACCCACTTACCTTTTCATTGAGAACGTTAAAAATCTGCTTAGTGTTAATGGAGGATGGGATTTCGCCAGACTGCTCATTGAAATGGATAGGGCAGGGTATGATGCAGAATGGCAAGTGCTCAACTCCAAAGATTTTGGAGTGCCACAAAACCGGGAAAGATGTTTTATTATCGGACATCTTAGAAGCAGAAGTACCGCAAAAATATTTCCTGTCGAAAGAGCAGACAGAGAAAATAGTATTCAAATAATTGGACACAGGAACGGATATAAAAGAAATACGCAGGTATTCGTACAAGATGGAATTACAGAAGCATTAAGCACCTGTCAAGGCGAAGAAAGGGGACACCACACTGCCTTACCATGTTTCATAGATTTATGTTACCAGGGATCGCAAATGACGGACACTGCAAGATGCTTAAAAGCAAGATACTACAAAGGCGTAGCGAACCACGCCGGACAGGATAGTGGAATTGCAATAAAAGTCATAGGAGAAGTTAATTCGTCACAAGATGGGAAAGTGCTTGGAATTGATGGAATCGCAAAATGCCATTCGGCAGGACATAACAACAATCCGAAGATAGCACTTCCGGTTCTGACACCGGATCGAGTAGAAAAGCGTCAGAATGGGAGAAGATTCAAAGACAATGGCGAGCCAATGTTTACACTTACAAGAGCAGATATACATGGCGTAGCGATTGAACCTACTGGATTTAATTGTATGCCAGATGGAACATGCAGAACATTGAAAAATCAATACCAGAAAAACAGTGGAGTAAATTTCGCTTGCCAAACAGACAGAGGTGCTACGGCTGTTGCTGTTAAGTTCAAAAACATTACAGCAAGCACAATCAGGAAAGTTGCTCCTAGAAATAAAGTTTCGATACTTAGAGGACAATCGCAAGAAAATAATTTAGATATTTGCGTAAAGGTAGCAGAAGCAACAAAACAAGGATATTCAGAGTGCAGAGTTGGTGTCGATGCTGTGAATTTATCAGTTCGAGGTAGTAAGACAAGAAGAGGAAGAGTTGGGAAAGAGATTGCAAACACACTAGACACAAGCTGCAATCAAGGGATATTTGTTCAAGTGTCGGAAGAATTGGTTGTATATGCAGTCTGGTATGAAAAATATCAGTGTTACATAGCAATCCGGAAGCTGACACCGAAAGAATGTTTTCGGCTGCAAGGTTGGTCGGATGATTATTTTAAAAAGGCTCAGTTTGTTAATTCTGACAGCCAGTTATACAAACAGGCAGGAAACGGCGTAACAGTGACAGTTATAGAAACTATAGCAAGAAAAATGAACGTAAATCTAAATTGATAGCATGTCAGTTGCTTACATGGGGAAAGTGAGGATGAAAAATGAAATTTAAAAGTAACGCCAAGTATGACGAAGAACCTAAAACTGGAAGTATTTTTGCCTTGAAATACAATTCTTTAAGAATCGTTATTCACAAATACGTCGGCTGTGGAGATACGCTGTTTCTCAACTGTAGTACATTGGGTATTTACAACTACGATCTCAGAACAGAGGATTTTGAGGAAGCTGTCAGTAAAGCAAAAGAAATTATCATGCGTGAAGTTAAGAAAATCAGAGAGGATTCATACATATTCTATTCAGACAACAATATTGAATTTGACAGATATTAGGAGGACGCAATGACAGAGCAGGAAAAGAAAGAACTTCTGGATGAACTTGAAAAACGTATGGATGAAAAATACAAAGGGTGTCTTACCAGAGAAGATGTCGGAACCACACTAAAAGCGCCGAGAGAAAAGTGGTTCAGAGACGAGAATGGAAATGGAAGATATTCTCTGATGGCAGATGCTTTTGATTCCACCATTATTTCATGGCAGGTCTGGGAAACAATCAGAAAGTTGACTTGTGTTATCTGCGGTAAGCAGTATGTTAGACAGCTTGCAAATGTAGAGAATGCGGATGAGATTGCAGAGAAACTTTGCCAGTTTGTTTATGATTTGAAGATGGATTTTAAGAAACAGGAGGGTACGGAATGAGAAAGTACACAATAAATCTTCCAAGAGGACTGGAAGTGGATATTTCTAATTTGCCAGAGGACTTCAAAGAACAGATCGAGCAGGCGTTCAGAGAGTATACATCTGGAACAGCAAAAGCGTATATGTACGTTGACAAGTTGGGATTCATTGACCGTTGCGTGGAATATTTAAACGGTAACGAGGATTCAGATGATGTTGTAAATACACTGGTTGAAGAAGCAATGATTTCTGAATGGAGAAACAATGGAGAAATCATCAAGGAAGATGATATATACTGTATTGATTTTATGGAAGATTGCTACAGAAAAGGCAATGAAGATGCAAAACTAAACTCACATTTTAGAACTGACGATCATCATATTTACGACCAGATTCAGAAAGTTCTGGTGCAGGTAATTACAATTGTAATGAATTATGAGGATAAGGAGGACGCAAAATGTTAATCAGAAGTCAGAATAAGGAAGTTTTAGCTACACTTGAACTTTTATTCGATATCGAAGTTTCGGGTGGAGTAATAAGTGCAAGAAGAGATATGAGTTGGTGCTGCTTGCTCGGAGAATATTCCACAAAAGAAAAAGCCATGAAGGTACTGGATATGATCCAGGAAGCCTATGGAGATTCGGAATACACAAAATATGTAATTCCAGAAGTATGTAGGATATTAAGTATGAAGCAAAAAACGGAAGAAAACAAAGCACATGCAGGAGAACTTGGAGAAATGCTCAAAAAAGGAATGACGTTCCAGATGCCAGAGGATAGCGAGGTGGAAGCATGAAATATAAGTGCGTAAAGGCGTTCATGTTAGATAGCTATGACGATGATGGGTTTTACATTGAAAATTGTATAGAAATTAAGGTTGGCGAAACCTATGAAGTTGGAAATGAAAATTTTATCGGCGGAGACATTCGTCTTAACGGCATAAATACAAACAAGTGGATTGAGATATCTCAAGAAATGTTGGATGAGTATTTTACAGAGGTGGTTGTATGAGCAGAGTACGAACCAGATTAGAACAATACAAAACTGAGATAGAAAATAAATCACAGTATAAGCATGGGCTTCCAGGGAGTGCGCTGGATATTGTGAATACTCTTCTGAATGATTTTGAACAGGACGAGAAAGAAAACGGGTGGATTCCAGTCAGTGAGAAATTACCGGAAGATGAAAGAGAGTATCTTGTAACTCTTGAAAAGGTATATGGAACACCTGAAATATTCATGGGAATTGCGAGTTATTTAAAATTTGGGAATGATGGATACTGGAACGAAAAGAAATATGGGTATCTTGAATGGGATAAATATTCAGATGGGCATGGAGGAACAACGATGTATAAAGTTATTGCCTGGAAGCCGCTTCCAAAACCATATGAGGAGGGCTAAATGGGATATTGTAAATTAGACTGCCCAGACGGTGAAACAGAGTGCTGCATTTGCTGTGAGAAACAGGATTCCTGCCAGTGCAGATGTGATGATATGGACAGTTATGAATATGCAGAGGAATGCGAAGATTATATCAAGGAGGAAGAAGCATGATTACATTCTTATTATGATTCGCCCTTGGAATCATAGTCGGAGTGGTCGGTCTTGTATGCGTAGCGATCATGTACGATAAACACCACTCAGACAAATAGAAAGGAGAATGGTATGTTGACAAGGAACAAAAAGCTGAAAGACTACGGTATTCCGGCAGAGGACATAGAGAAACTGAATACGATGCTGAAAGACTTCCCGGCAGAGTACGGATACCTGCTTTCCAGTGCTGCCTTGTCAGCTTGCCCGAAAAACACGGTGATAGCGGATATGGTTATTGAGAATATCTTACACCGGAAAAGCTACAGGAAAATCAGCAAAGAAAGATATATCCCGATGAACCCGAAAGACTTCTACGGATACAGACGCAAGACCGTCGCTGTACTGTATGAGAGGATGCGGTTGTTGGGAGTGTGGGAGGAAAAATAAATGAAAGAATATAAATGTCCAAAGTGCAATAGTAAAAACCTTTTTGTCAAGAAAGTTGGGAATAATACGGGATTGTATTGCGGGGATTGCGGTGCATGGATTAAATGGGTCGGAAAAAATGAGCTGAGAATATTTGAATATTTAAACAGACAGAAATACGTAGACGATGCTAATAGTAAACAAGACGATATTGCAAACATCATTTATAGCACTCTCAATCATATGTATTGCGATAATTGCAGATTCAATAGCGAAATTAAAGAAAGTGATAGTGATGAATGGAACTGTGATGAATGCCACAGAAAATATAATGGATGGGGAGTTTCCATGCAGGAAAGTAATAAAATTGCAAAAGAAATTTTAAAACAGTTAGGAGAATAGGATATGAGCCGATTGATTGATGCAGACGAATTAATTAAATATATCAAAATTTGGGAAATTGGCACAAGTATTAGCTCTGACCAGAAAGAGTTTATTGATTGTGTTAATGAACAGTGGACAGCTTTTGATGCGGATAAGGTTGTTGAACAGTTGGAAGATTATTTATTTGAAAAATATTGCATAGAAGGGGATACAACAATTGATGAAATCGTGAAAGGCGGTGGAGTTGAATGAGAGAAATTCTTTTCAAGGCAAAGCAGATTGATAATGGTGAATGGATAGAAGGAAGCCTCATAGATTTAGACATTGACAACGGATATTGTTATATTGTTCCACCGTATAAAAAAGCGAGTATATTGCCAATCATCTTTTTAATAACAGACAGAATGAAATTGGTTGATCCAGAAACCCTCTGCCGGTTTACAGGACTTTGCGACAAGAACGGAAATAAGATTTGGAAGAACGACATTTTGATGTGTCATGGAAACCCAAAAGACCTTGTAAAAGCGGCATTTGGAGAATTTGGTGTAAGAAATATTGAAACCGGCTCCATAGTAGACAAAGTTGTCGGATGGCATTATGAGGTTGTTCCGACAGATGCAATCAGCAGATGTGAACCATTCTGCTGGCCAATGCCATTGACAGAATATTATATCGAAAGATGCGAAATGGAAGTAGTTGGAAATATTTTCGATAATAAAGAACTATTACAGGAGGTGCCGGAATGAGTAAATCAGTATTAGTGATTGATACACCGGAGAATTGCGGAAAATGTAAATTTATAAGCGGATTTTGGTGCAGAGCAATGGATGGTAGGAGAGTTCCAAACAATGATGTAATCCCTAATTGGTGTCCATTGAAGCCACTGCCGGAGAAAAGTACTACCGAGAATGATATGACGGATTATCAGCGCGGGATGGTCGATGGTCGAAATCAGTGCATTGATGAGATTGTATGAGAGGTAGAGCAGATGAGCAAGAAAGTAAAGTGTTGTGAATGCGATTCTTTTATGGGATGGGCTTTGCCAAGAGGGGTAGATAAAGACAATTACGAATATGCGAAAGAAGTTTTGAAGTTAGCATCTACTACAGGAATATGTGAATATACCATGAAAACCAAGGCAAGGTCGCATGAGCAGTATTGCAGAAAATTTAAAAAAGACAAGTTTTTAGAACGACATAACGATTTTTTTAAAGATGAAATTTTAAAACTTGAAAACATGATCAAGGAATATGAAAAAGAAAATTTTGTGGAAGTAGACGAATCATGGAAAGCTCATTTTATGAGAAGATTTCAAGAGGTGAAGTAGATGGAGAGATTAACAGAAAGATATGATATTACGCCAGACGGAGAATCAGATGTCTGGGTTAAACAGCACGATTATATTTCAGCGGCGCGAAAGCTTTGTGATTACGAAGACTTAGAAGAACAGGGCTTGCTTGTGAGATTGCCGTGTCCTATTGGCACAACTGTATGGGACATATGCGGCATGGATATTCGGGAAAACGTGTTAAGTGGAATTGAATGCGGCAAAGATGGTAAACAGTTTTTGTGGGCAAACCATGATGAATGGCTCGGAGAATTAAATGATTTGGTATTCCTCACTCGTGAAGAAGCTGAGAAGAAGTTGGAGGAGATGAAGAATGGCTGAATATGTTAAAAAGTCAGATGTAATAAAAATCATGGAAAATAATTCTCACATGATAGAGGTATTTGGAGTTAAAAAGAAAATGATTGACGGATTCGCAATGGGTTGTGATTTCGAAGATCTGGAAACTGTCAGTATTGAGGAGGACGATAAGGAGGATTAACATGAAACCAGAAGAAGCAAAAGACATATTATCCGATATGAGAGACCAGCATTTATGTTTCCTTGAAAGTTCTGAAAACAAAGATGAATGGAAGAAAAAATATCTCAAGGAAGCATGGGCGTGTGATTCCGGAGCAAAAGCATTGGAAAAGCAGATTCCATGCAAACCTGAAGAATATGTTCCAGATTTTCCGTACAATATATTTTCCACTCAAAAATGTGCGAAATGCGGAACACCTGTTATTGGTAAAAAAATAAGCAAGTACTGTTCTGAATGCGGGCAGAAAATTGACTGGGGAGAGGAGTGATTAAATGGATTTTAATACAGCAATGGCGAAATCAGTAGCATGGGCCAGTACATCATTTGCCTTAATAGCGGCACTCAGTTATACAAAAGAACCATTATGCTTAATGGCATTAGTTCTTCCGCTGTTTGTTGGATTACTTGCACATTAATGAGAAGGAGTTGATAATCATGTTGGACAATCCTACACTTGAAATTGACAGAGAAAAGAACGAAGTTACGATAAAATGTAATGGGGATACTATAAAGTTCAAAGATGATAATGTGGAAGTGACCAGGGCGAGCAAAAAACATGATGTTTAAGTCACCAGACATAACCCCGCAACTCGCCATATCAGCATTCACAGTACTACATCAATATTGCAGCTCAATCAGTCCACATGACTGCATCAGATGCGCATTTTACGAACATTGCCCGGAGTGTTTCATGGGGTGCCCGGGAGATCAGGGCGAGACGATCAGAAAATTACAAAGCAATGAATAAAATTAGAGAGTCGGTATTTACCGGCTCTTTTTATTGCAAAATTCCTCAAACATGTACCACAACTTTTCCGCCAACCTATGATAGAATATACTCAGAAGTGTTACTATGGGGTTTTATAGACAGTTGGAGGTGAGAACGTGGGAATGACGCCAAAGTACACAAGCGTTGAAGAGATTGAGAGCAAAATAGAACAGTATTTCGAAGATTGCAAAGGTTATCCATTAACCGATGAAAAAGGGAAACAAATATTTAACAAGTTTGGATCCCCTATTTTCATAGATGTTCACCCTCCGACCGTTACAGGACTTGCCTTGGCCCTTGGATTTACGAGCAGACAGGCACTTTTAAATTATCAGGCAAAGCCGGCATTTGTTGACACGATTACGCGCGCGAAAGCCAGAGTGGAACAGTACGCAGAGGAAAGGCTATTTGATCGTGACGGTTCAAATGGCGCTCAGTTCAGCTTGAGAAATAATTTTAAGGGATGGGATGCTGATAAGAAAAATGATGATTCTGGAGATGGAAAGATTACGATTGTGAATAATATTCCAAGGCCGGAGAAGCAGAATGAATGAGAATCCGATTAATCTGAATGAAATTATAGCTCCGGCTTTTTACAATGTATTCTGGGACATTATGGACGGAAAACACACCTATTATGATTTGTATGGTGGGCGTGGATCTACTAAATCATCTTTTGTGGGTGTCATGATTCCTTTCCTGATGATGCAGGACGCAGAGAACGGCATAATGTCAAATACCGTTATTTTCCGTAAAGTTGGAAACACACTTCGAGAATCCGTTTATGAACAGATAGCATGGGGAATTGACGCGCTCGGAGCCAATGAACTATGGGACACCAGTGTAAGCCCTATGCAGTACACTTATAAGCCTACCGGACAGAAAATCATATTCAGAGGACTGGACAAGGCAAAAAAGACTAAATCTATTAAAGCAAGCAAGGGATACTTCAAGTATCTCTGGTTCGAGGAACTTGACGAATTTTCGGGCATTGAAGAAATTCGTACAGTGCAGCAGTCAGTCCTTCGAGGTGGCAGTAAGTTTATTGTATTTAAGACATTCAATCCGCCAATTAGCCGGAGCAACTGGGCGAATGTGTATGTAGAAGAGCCACGAGACGACAGCTACAGGCATAAGAGTGATTACAGATCAGTTCCTGTTGAATGGCTTGGTCAACAATTCCTTGATGATGCGGAACATCTCAAAAAGACAAATCCAAGAGCTTACGACCATGAATATTTAGGACTTCCGGTTGGACTCGGTACAAATATCTTTGAGCTGTTGGAAATCCGAACGATTCCAGACGAAGAAATTCAGAAGTATCAAAGTATCTATCAGGGACAAGACTGGGGATGGTATCCGGATCCCAAAGCGTTTATTCGTGTGGCTTATGTACCTAATCAGGACAAAGTTATCCTGCTGGATGAGCTTGGCGGTTGTAAAATCCGTAATACGGCAATGGCTGACCAGATCAAGGCAAAACAGTATGATGATTATTCTATCTATTGCGGAGTTGACGAAGAGGAAAGTATTATTGACTTCCGAGATGCAGGGCTTCCAGCACGTAGGGCCATTGTTACACCGGGAAGCCGCAAATATACTTTTGAGTGGTTACAGTGCCGAACATTAGTCATTGATCCGGCACGAACGCCTAGAGCATACAAGGAAATTATCAATTACGAGCATGAAGTAGATAACAATGGAGAAGTGATTGCAGATTATCCAGATGGCAACGATCACTGGATAGATTCTCTCAGATACGCAACCAGTCCATTGTCCATGAGAAGGGGGAACAGTGCATAAAATGTTAGATAGGTACTTTTCAGATAAAATAAATAAATTCTTAAGCATCGGTTTAAAAATATATGGATCATCTGACATTAACGAAATCTTAAAAGTTGTAGAATATGAAGACATTATTGTGCGAGATACTTCTGTAAGATGGATGGATTTTAAAAGGTAGATTAAATGGGACTTATAACAACACTAAAAAGGTGGTTTAACATGATATTCAAAAAACAAGCCGAAGAGGACTTCAATATCCAGACGGCAGAATTTCCAGAGATGGAAGCGCTGATTAACCGGTGCGCGAACATTTACAGAGGCGTACCGGAATGGTTAGATGATAAGAATAATATCAAGACGATTAATTTTGCTAAATCTGTCTGTTCAGAGACAGCACGGCTCGCGACACTGGCAATTGGCATTCAGATAGATGGCTCTGCAAGGGCTACGTGGCTACAGGAACAGATCGATAAAGTATATTTCCATATTCGGCACTGGGTAGAATATGGCTGCGCTTATGGAACGGTATTTATCAAACCAAACGGGGAGAGCCTTGACGTATTTACCCCAGTAGATGTGATGATTGTAGATTACGACAATCAGGAGATCAAGGGGATTATATTCAAGGATTCTTATACTGTTGGACGAAAATACTACACACGGCTTGAATATCATAGATTTGCTGAGATTACAATAGATGGCGTAACAACTTATCCGTACTACGTTTCTAACAGAGCTTATGTGTCAAAATCCCCTCAGTCAATCGGTGACAGAATCGACCTTAAGCAGACCAAGTGGGCTGACCTAATGGCAGATACACCACCGATACTCAAGGCAAACGGTGAGAAGCTGGACGGACCTTTGTATGGAGTTCTACGGACACCACAGGCGAACAACGTAGATATTAGTACGCCACTTGGCTTGCCGATATTCGCAGAAGCTATTGAAGAGTTGAAAGACCTCGACATTGCATACAGCCGTAATGCCGGAGAGATTTTTGATTCTCAGAAGATTGTTCTGGCAGATGATAGGCTGCTGATGCCAAGTGGTACACCTGTAGCAGCCATGTCACCGCAGGGCATGGAGAACAGACGGAATGAAATGAACTTACCACACTTTGTCAAGAACGTATTCGGACAGGACGAGAAAGAATTTTATCAGGAAATCAATCCAATTCTCAACACAGATACTCGTATAAGCGGCATAAACGCCATTTTAAGCCAGTTAGGGTACAAGATTGGATTCTCTAATGGCTACTTTGTTTTCAACGAATCTAGCGGCATACAGACAGCCACGGGAGTAGAAGCGGAACAACAGAGGACAGTGCAGTTCGTCAAAGACGTGAGGGATAAGTTGGAATCTTGTCTGGATGAAGTTATTTACGCATTGAATGTCTACGCTGATCTGTACGGGCTTGCACCTGTTGGAGCTTATGAAGTCAATTATGATTTTGGAGACATCCTCTATGTCAGAGAAAACGACCGTGCAAGATGGTGGCAGTATGTTACTACGAATAAAGTTCCGGCATGGATGTATTTCGTGAAATTCGAGGGAATGACTGAGGAAGAAGCTAAGGCAATGGTTGAAGAAGCTCAGCCAAAAGAACCGACTTTGTTCGGCGATGAGGAATAATATATGCTTAGTCCAGAGTACTTGCGCAGAATCACAGAAGGCAGTGAACAGATTGCTGAGGAGTTACACCAGTATATTATATCTGAGATTGTATCTCGAATGATGGCAAGAATCGGCAGAGGTGAGGATTATATTCTGACCAATGCCGATGCGTGGAGAATCAGAACGCTACAGGAATCTGGTGAGCTGCTAGAGGACATTCTGGCAGAATTATCCAGATATACCAAACGCGAACAGCAGGAACTCCTTGAAGCGTTTGAAGATGCCGGTATCACTGCAATGAACTATGATGACAAGGTATACAAGGCGGCAGGATTAAGCCCTGTGCCGCTCGAACAGTCGCCAGCCATGATAAGGCTCATGGAGCGGAATATGCTTGCGACTATGGGCGAGTGGAAGAACTTTACACGAACCACCGCAAGTGCCGCTCAGAGGCTCTATATTGAGCAATGCGACCTTGCCTATAATCATGTAATGACTGGGGCGGTTGGGTATACACAAGCCATCAAAGAGGCGGTTAATAACGTTGTGAGTGATGGTGTTACGGTCACATATCCATCCGGCAGGCGTGACACTATCGAAACAGCAGTCGCACGTTCTGTCAGAACTGGCGTGGCACAGGCTACAGGAGATATATCCCTAAAACGCATGGAAGAAATGGACTGGGATTTAGTTCTAGTCAGTGCCCACATGGGAGCCAGAACGGGCGATGGCGGCGAGAATCCGGGTAATCACTCATGGTGGCAAGGCAAGATATACTCTCGTTCTGGCAAGAGTAAGAAATTTCCACCGTTCTCATTGACCGGATATGGAACGGCAAGCGGACTATCAGGTGTAAACTGTCGACATAGCTTTGGAGCCAGTGACGGAGAATTTAATCCTTATGCGGAATTGTCAGCGCAGGATAAAGCCAACAAAGGTAAACAATACGAAAAAGAACAGCGGCAACGCACTTATGAGCGAAGAATCCGCAAGACGAAGCGTGAAGTTCTCGGAATGCAAGCGGCGGTTGATAACTGCAAAGACGAACAGGCAAAATTCGCATTACAGCAAGACTTTGACCGGAAATCTTATCTTTTGCAGAAACAAAATGCTGCATACAAGGCTTACTGCAAGCAGAACGACCTGAGGGAACTGAAAGACCGGCTCACGATCGCTAAGTGGAATCGTCAGAACGCCGCAAAAGCCAGAGGAGCGGCAAAGAGATATAAAACAGCAAAGGGGATTGACTGATGGATAGATGGGAATATTACAATCCGAATCCTGCTGGGAATCGAGTTGGAGATTGTGCTGTCCGGGCAATATGTAAAGCAACCGGCCTTGACTGGGAAACGGTATTCGCCGGATTAATGATACAGGCATGTGCTCTGTCAGATATGCCGAGTGCAAATTATGTCTGGGGAGCGTACCTCTATAAACGTGGGTACAGACGCAAACTGATTGAGCAATCAGAACGGTATATCTATACAGTCAACGACTTTTGTGCAGACCATCCGACAGGTACGTATATCCTCTGCATAGATGGTCATGTGGTGACGGTACAGAACGGCAAATATTACGATACATGGGATAGTGGCAATGAGATCCCGGTATACTACTGGGAAAAGGAGTAGCTAAATGAGCATATCAGAATTTGTACAAGTATTCCTCTCAATTTGCGGAGGAGTGTCTATTGTCGGAGGAGCGGTGGCCGTAATTCTTAAGTGGATTACTCCGGCATTTCGACTCAACAAGCGAGTTGAAACACTGGAAGAACATGATAAGCGTGACTTTGAGAGTCTTCAGAGGATCGCGGAGCGTGATTCATTGATTCTGGAAGTGCTATCAACCATGCTGGATAGTCAGATTAGTGGAAATAATGTTGAGGAATTAAAAAAAACAAAGCAGAAGCTCACGGAGTATCTTGCACAGAATCAACGTTAGCATTGATAAGGGGTATGCTCATGAAATTATATGTGTTCACGAAAAAAGATATAGACAGGTTCTTGATAGAGTGTAATTTCACACCGGACGAAGAAAGATTGTTCCGGCTGAGATGTCAGGAGCGCACGCTCGAATACTGCGCTGAACAGATGAACGTGAGCATATCAACAGCAAAGCGGTTAAGCCGGAGGGTAAATAATAAAATAATCAAAGTGTGCTGATACTTTTTGGATACTAATTAGAGCCAGAAACGACCTGTTTCCGGTTCTTTTTTTATGTAAAAATATAATCAGAAAGGCGGTGTATAAGATGGCATTATATAACAATCCTTATCAATATAGTTTTGGCGTTCCGGGGCAGATGAACCAGTTCCAGCAACAGCCTGTCCAGATGCCAGCTCAACCAGTACAACAGCAGCAGAATAATAGCGGTATTCTGTGGGTATCCGGCGAAGTTGGTGCAAAATCCTATCTGGTAGCACCCGGGACAAGCGTTTTACTGATGGATTCAGAGAGTGAAAAGTTCTACATAAAATCCACAGATGTATCCGGTATGCCACAGCCACTGCGGACATTTGAATACCACGAGGTAGGCACTCAGATGCCGCCTAAACAGCCTGTTCAGAACATGGACAGTAAATATGTCACCAGACAGGAATATGACGATTTAAAGGGCAAATACGAAGCTATCATAAACCGATTAAATTCATTTCCTGAGCCTGTTAGGACTAATGCCGTACAGGAGTCAGCAATCAAGGGAGGAAACGCAGATGAGTAATCCATTATTTAATGCGCTTGGTGGCGGGATGCCGCAGGGAAATGGGCCAATGCAAATGATACAGCAGTTTATGCAGTTTAAACAGAATTTTAAGGGAGATCCGAAAGCAGAAGTCGAGAAAATGTTGCAGTCTGGAAAGATTTCTCAACAGCAGCTCAATCAAGTTCAACAGATGGCAGGACAATTCCAACACATGTTGAAAGGAATGAAATAGTACATTACAATCTGGCCAGATTGATGTAAATACAATAAAGGAGATTATATTATGGATGGAAATTATAGTTTAGCAGATATTGCCGCTGCTACTGGAAACGGTAGAAATAATGACGGCATGTTTGGTGGAGATGGTAGCTGGTGGATTATTGTTTTATTCATTTTTGCTTTCTTCGGATGGGGAAACAACGGATGGGGCAATAATGGAAACGGCGGCGGATATGTAGCCACAGCAGCTACTCAGGCGGATATTCAGAGAGGATTCGACAATTCCGCTGTGATTAGCAAACTTGATGGAATCAACAACGGCCTCTGTGATGGCTTCTATGCCATGAATAACGGTATGCTTACCGGATTTAATGGAATCAACACAAACATCATGCAGACCGGCTTCGGCATCCAGCAGGCTATTAACGCTGACACTGTAGCAAATATGCAGAATACCAATGCTTTACAGGCACAGCTTGCAAACTGCTGCTGCGAAACCAGGGAAGCTATTCAGGGCGTGAACTACAATATGGCTCAGAATACCTGCGCACTCCAGAACACCATGAACAACAACACTAGAGACATTATTGACAGCCAGAACGCCGGAACAAGGGCAATCCTTGATTACCTGTGCAACGAGAAGATATCCAATCTTCAGGCTGAAAACAATGATCTCAGACGTGCCGCTTCTCAGGATCGCCAGAGTGCGCTTCTTACAACTGCAATGGCTTCTCAGACACAGCAGCTCATTAATGCAATCAATCCAGCAC